GACAGTGTGCGTGAGCCCAAAAATATATCCACCAAAGACATCAAACTCCTTATACTTTGCTTTGCAGGCTCAATACCGGAAAATAGTTAGTTACGCCATGAAAAGTACAGCCTTACAGCAGATTTTTAGAAGGGCGCGATCGAAAGTCATTACAGAGTACATCCAATCAGATATGACACACTATTGCCATGGATGTGCTACCTGTACAGATCCTCAATGTCGTATAATAGTCCGTCCCACAGGTTCTGATCTAGTGTTCCCAGAAGCAGTTCTCTACCACAAAACCCTAGATGAGGACGCTAAACGTTTTTTCTCTATGATAGCCGAACAATTCCAGTATGCAGATGGAAAAATGATAAGATCCCCAGCAGCAGATCCCGGAACGTTATTTGCAATAGCCACTGCGGGTACTAATATAGCTATTACGCCAGCCCCCTATGGAGGAAGTAAGTGGCCAGGATCGGACGTAGAGCATTATCATTTGACCCCAGACATAGAGCCAATGGTACGAAAGGCAGACAGAATATTCATTAAACGTCGTACAGGCTTTGTTCCAGAACCTGATTTGCTCAATTCAGCAGCGAAGGGGGCATTAGACTCTCTGAAAGCTATTGCGTTGCGCTCATTTTCTATGTCCACCTGGGAGGTAGTGTGGGGCCGCACTAATGGTTACCCTCACTGGACCAATCGTGCAGCCAACTTGTACCCTACTAAGATAGTATCCCTCACCACGAAGCACGCACAGTGTCGCCAACAACATTATTCTGAGGCGGCAGAACTACTTCCCCTGTACAATGCAGCACTCTCCTATATGACACATGCGATGGGGACGTCAAGATTTGTTGGAAAGATGCATTGGGGCTTGGATGTGGATGGGATTGAAGGACGAGCACTGCATGCATCGGCAGGGAACAACCGTGGTATTTCTCAGACACATGATTACAAGGGGTTGACAGTAAAAATAACACCAACAGGTAAGAAGTTCGAGAACCATATTGAAGATCTTAACGCATGGATTTCTTACTTAGAAAACCCTGATTCTCCTTTCTCCACAGAGTGGAAGATATCAGTTAAGAGTGAGATAGCTCACCATCCTGGCAAGGTAATGGATGCGGAGTTGTACCTGAAGAATTTAGAGAAGGGTCGGACTTTTTGCACCCCTGGCTCCCGGTTTTCCGCCGGTGAGATCCTGGTAGGGCAGCGGATGAAGCTAGAGAGGGGTGAGGTGATAACTATCGGACATGTTTGGGGTAATGGCGGTGCGGATAAGATAGCACAGTCACTAGGCATCTATTCCATTGAGGACGGCTTTGATGAGAGAATAAATGAGGCAGATGTAACTGGACTTGACCACGTGGTGTTTGGACGCGACACGGATCTGTATATGTCAATGGGTCTTATCTACGATGCTATGAATAGTGCTGATCACCCTGCGCGCAAGTTCATAACCGAATACCTAATTGCCAACTTGCTTTGTCGTCGCACTCAAGTCATGGGAGATGTGTGGGCGTTTATAAAGGGAGAGGTCCCATCGGGCTTACAGAATACATCCCACATGGATTCCTGGATCATGCTCCTTCTCTTTACGCTCTTCGTTCTTCGAAGAGCAATTGATCCATCGACTACTCCGGAGCAGAAGAAGAAGATACTCAACGCTCTCATTGAGCGTATCATACACATCATTATATATGGAGATGATCATCTGTTTACAGTCGGTGGCGACCCAGAGCTTAAGGCGTGGTTTAATGCTCACACTTTCGCAGAGTTCCTTCACCGGTACTATCGTATGGAGCTCCGCGACCTCAAG